ACTAAAATATCTTGAACTAATCCAGCAACACTACCAGTAGTCATCGCCTCTGATAATTGTGTATTTGCTGTAGTAACACCTACATTAAAAGCATCTGTTAGGTTTGTTATGTTCGTGCTTAAACCTGATATTGATACAGCATCTTGATCATTTAATTCAATGAATGGGAAATATTTTGCTACAACTTCATTTTGACCTCTCCATTCAAAAACAGCATTATTAAATGGTGTGATAACGGTGTCTATACGAGATATACCAATACCTACTATTTCACTTACTTGTGCGGAGAATCCTGAACCATTTGTCTCCTCATCATCAAAATCAGTTAAGTCTCCTATTTTATAATCCTGTCCACCATTCAAAATAGTTATAGAATCTACGTCACCTTTAGTTACTGATTCTATGACTGATAACTGTCTTATCTTTTCATATGATTCAACAACAAAGTCATTACCAGCAAATTTTTCATCTACATTATATGGTTTTGTATTTCTTCTTAATTGTGAATTATTAAAGTTAAAGTCGTGATCTAATATTTGGTTTTCAGTTATGAATGGTGATCTATAAGTATTACCTATGAAGTATGGATAAACTCCCTCAAGTTTGTTAGTTTGTGTACCTAATCCTACTGAAGTAAAATATGCATATATTCCATTAGGAAACTCAGGGGTCTTTGTAAATCTACCATTATGAATATCAAGATCTCCTGAACCATCAAATACATGGTCTTCTACAAAGAAACCTGGTGCATAACCAGTTGGTCTATTAACAACACGAGTTATATCTGTTTTATAAGATGATTTGATTATTTTTAACTCTGAGTTGATATTATCGGGTTCAGAATATCCAAAAGGACCATATATTGGATTTCCATCATATGCCCAACCAATGATTGGTGAATGACCTGTAATTTGATTAAATTCACCATTTGAATTGATTGAAAATGTATTTTCAAATGTATTTGCTATTTCTTGAGAATATCCTAGAACGCTGAACTTGAGAGAATCAACTTTTTCTGTTAATTGACTATCTCCAAATCTACTTGCATTATTTAAAGTTAAACTTCTAACCCTTGCAGAGAATTTACCACCACTACCTCTTGGAAACGCTCTAACCTCAGTTGTATTTGAATCATAACCAATACCAGAATTAGTTACTACAGCATCAATAACAAATCCATTTTCAACAATTGGTCTAACAATTGCACCTGCTCCTGCACCTGTTGATATAACTCTAACATCAGGACTTGAATTGTACTCTCTTCCTCTATTAACAACTGCAACATCAGTAATTCTACCACCAACAACGATAGGTTTAAACTCAGCAAATCTACCATTCTCAATTGAAACTTTAGGAATAACTTCCTTATCTAAAATTGTTGAACCGTAATTTGTACCTTCCTCATACAAATATGCACCAATTAACTCACCTGTCACAACTGGGGTGATTGTAATATCACCAGTAACAGTTGAACCGTATGAAACACTAATATTTACTTTGATTTCTGGATATTTAAATATTTGGAATCCTTGACCACTTGATTTAAAATCAACATATTTACCTCTATTATAGTCAGCAATCGATGTAGCACCGATACCAGCATCCGCTAATTGGAATGTGTCATTTGTTAATTTTTTAACATAGTATGATGACGTAGTTGTTAATCCTTGTATGGCTGATATTTCAGGACTATACTCTACAATCTCTCCACTTTCAAACCCGTGATTCTTAAATGTAACAACGTTTAGGGTAGTTGATATTCCAATGGGTTTAACTCTTAATTTACGGTGAGTATATCCAGAACCCTCTTCTAAGACTTTTACTGCAACCAGAGTATTTCTACTCTCTGTCCTAAACTTATGAATACCACTTGCAGCAGTATCTGTTGATAATCCAACAGTATTAATACCTGTAGCACCGAATGTAGCATCTGTAGGGGTATTGAATATTCTAACAGTTGATGGATTGACAGATCTTACATAGTAAGGAGCACCATCAGATAAGGTATCGGATACTTTATTTTCTAAATCGTATGCTGTACCAATACCGATAGGAGCATTATTATTTGCACTATAGTAAACTAATTGACCATCAGTAAGATTATGATTAGTTTTAAATGTTATTGTCTCATTTACAATATCAACACCACCATTAAAGAATACATCTCTACTATCAAACTCTAATTCTCTGTTTCTTTGTCCAAGAATTGGTTCTAGTACACATCCACTTCCATTACCTCCTGTTAATGATATACTTGTAACTGCATCAATATCGAATGATTGTGGGTCTACAAATACTTCTTTTACTGTTCCTCGAACAATTGGCTCTGCTGCAGCACCTACACCTGAACTAGTCTCAATACCAATAATAGGTGGTTTAAGAACGTCATAACCACTACCAGAGTTTAGTAAATCAACCGACTCTAGAGATCCAAAATATATTTGATTATCAGAAATAGGTGAGCGTATTTGAACACCATTTATTAACATTCCGATATCGTTTGTAGGAACATCTTGCTGTGATGGTACAAACAAGTTTTGAGAGAGAGGAAATTTTCTTAAAATTTTATCTGCATCTAATACTCTAGTGCTATGTCTTTTTAATACAAATCTATGAATATCTGTTGTTGAAGTGGTTGGACCTACTTGTACTGTACTTGCTGTTCCTATTTGAGAGTTTGAATTAAATATCCTTATCTTGGTTATATCTTGGTTTGGATCGTTTGGTATTACAGGGTCTACAAAATAAGTTCTACCAGTATCCAATCCTATTAATCCATCACCCTCTGGTTGATATACAATTTCATCACCTTGAATAAATTTTACATTTCTGGAAAGAGGAAAATTGATAAAACTATACCTTTCATTAAGACTACTAAATCCATCTAGACCTGCTGCAGTTCCACCAACTAAAGTTTCCTCAATAATATTTGAAGTTATATCATAACTAGGTAAAGAGTTTGATGCAGCATATCCTTCAATGTTACCATCTACATAAACATTCAAGGTATCTGCTACAATTGTATCATTACCTTTTGCTAAAGCTACACCTGAACTTGAAACTTTTTCTACAACTCTACGAATATCATATAATTGATTTGGATCTTGAGTAAATCCAGCGATGTTTGTTGCATTTATTTGATTTAAAATAACATCAATACTTCCAACAGTACCACCACCAACTACAGCTTGCTCATTTCTTTTAAGAATCTCAAATCTGTCACCAACTTTTAACGAAGATTTGTCAAGTATCGTATTAAATTTAAATGTAGAACCACTAATTTCAACTTGAAATCTTGAACCTGTATTATAAATCCAAGAGTTAGCAAATATTTGTTTATAATTTTTGCCATCGTTATCTATTTTCTCACCTATATTTTTAACAAATAGGTTCTCTTGCTCATTAACTAGTGTAATATCCGTGACTGGGACTAATTCAGATAAGACACCAGTTATTCTTAAATCAACTCTTTTGGATAAATCGCCATTTTCATATCCAAATATTGTTTCATCTGCTCTAAGATCTTCTGCTGTTCCTATACCTACACCAACTCCAGTGCAACCAAAGAATTGATTAATAGATTTAGATGTATAATCTATATGAGAATTAGAACCACTTATAATTGTTCCTGTTGTTCCAAATCCTACAGTAGAGTCAACATCAATAATTGTTGCACCTGCTGATGCTCCTCCAACAACTTTTGTTTTACCTGGTACTGTAAATACACCTTCGATTAAGTCACGGTCACTAAATCCAACAAATAATGCTATCTTATAGTAATCTTTTCCTTCTCTTTTAAGTATTTCAACTTCTGATACAGATGCATTAGTTGTTACATCAGTAGATTTAAAAATAGTTTGACCAGTTAAGTTTTGTGGTTCTCCAAATGGTGATATTAAATCTGCAACAACAACTTCTCTTCGTATAAACTCTGCATCAGATGGTTTGATTAGATTACCCTCAAGGTCTAATATTCTAGACTCTACACCATATAATACTTTAAATAAAATTCTTATGGACTCTTCGACACCTTTTGATTGATAAAATGAACGAGCAAATTTTACAAAATTACCTACATCTAATTTTTCTGAAAAATCATTATTTTCTAAACCAGGCAAGAAAGTTTTCTTCATCTTCTTGAAGAACTCTTGTATGAATAGAACTGATAAGTTTGTAACAGTATCTCCAGTCTCGTGTGTTCCTGCGACTGTTTGATTAAATTGTAAACTTTCACGATTAATTTCTAATAACGAAGATGAAACACCAACGTTATAACCAGAGATTCCACTAAATCCACGAATACACCCTGTAAAGGTTGTGGATGTAATACCTGTGTATGAAATTATTTCATCATTTATTTTTAGTAATCCATACTCTCTAGGAAAACCTTTCGTGCTTGGTACAGTAATTGTAGTATCAGAGGAACTTATATCTGCTGATATTGTCGTAATACCAACTACAACTTCAGGAACAAGATTGTCAACTTTAAGATATTGATCGAAATTATTAATTAAATCACTTGTACCACCTTGAAACTCTTGAGAAATATAATATTGCTTTAAAAACTCTGTTGCATTAGGAAAATCAGATACCACAAACTCTGGTAACTGATTTTCAATAATTGTATTGACTTGTATTCTTTTGTCAATGTGTGGCATAAATTATTTCCTCTCTAAATCTCCATTAGAGTAACTTGATGTATAATAATCTCTCTGGAATACGACACCTGAAACATCTTCACCTGAAGCGATTACGTCCTTAATTGTATTTATTGTGCTTTTTGATACGTCAAAACTAAGGTATAAATCTTTCAAACCAACAACGTCATTTGATTCTGGGAACGCTTGAACTTCAATTATATTATTTTCATTCACTGTCGATGTAATATTAATAGTATTTAAAATTACTTCTCCTTTTTTATAATCAACTACACCAGCATCTTTAACAATAACCCTTTGTTCGTTACGATTATTCTTTGTTACTACTGATAAAGTACCCATATGACTACCATCTAAGTTACCAGATATGTTTTTATTTGGAACATCTGTAAGATATGCAGTTTCAGTAAATCCTTGTATTGTAAATCCAGTGCTCTTGATATTGTATCCAGCAGCGTTTATATTAAAACGATTACCAAAACATAATTCATATTGTGCAAACTGATTCA